CTGAGCTGGGCCGAGGACGGGAGCGCGGACGAGATCCTCTGTCCGTCTATTCACGCCTGGTCATATACCCGCGTGGCCTTCGTGGATGGTGTGACCATGGGTGGATATCGAGCCTCCGTTCCCAACGTCTCCCAGGCCAATTCGAGGATGGCCAATCTGGATCTCGCCAGTATGCGCATGCTTCTTACGTCAAGCGCCAACTGCTGGGAGCGCGTGATGTCCTCCGTCCGTCTCATCACTAAGGAGAACGGATACCGCACGGACCCACTCTCCTTCCAGACGGCGCTGCGCAAGATGATGGCATCCCAGTCGCCCGTCACCGGTAGGTCCGTCCTTTCCCCCGCTGACATGAAGCGTCTGCTTTCGGAACCTTCTCAGGGCATCATGATCTCCGATGCCCCTACTGTCGCTGACTAAGCGACACCCTGTACCCACCCGGGCCTAGCTGGCCCGGCGTGGGGCTTCACGCCTGTCGATTGGTGTTTTACCATGCCCTGGTACACCCTTGATCCCGAGTTCGTTCGCTCGAATAACTTCGGGTACTCTATCTACGCGCCCTTGTCGCGCACTTGGCGATTCGTCGATGATGGAGACTTCATCGATGAGATTGACTGGACTCTAGGCTTCTGTGGATACAGGCCCTGTCTTAAGTACTCGATTCGGGAGACCACTAATACCTCTTCCACCTTGCGGGAGCATGGGATTCCCCCTTCTGGGGACCCGATTCCCTATGCTCGCCCCAACAACGGTCTACCTTCTGGCACGACCGTCGGGGATAACACGTGGGGTCTGAAGGACTGGCTGTTTATTGGCGTCCTCGCGGTCGGACTATGGTTCTTCTTTCTTCGAAGGAGATGACATGCAAGTGTTGATACTTCTTGTTCCCGTTCTGATTGCTCTTCTCGTGCTCCTGACGTCTGGCGTTGATCTTGCCAGGGCTTGGATCACCCGATGATGTTTCCTCTCGCCCTCGCAGCGATGATCGCCATCGACAAGCTGGTTCTTGAGCCCAGGTCATCCGAGGATAGGCGCCGTCGCAAGAAGCGCCGCCGTATTCGGGTGAAGCGTCGTCGCCAGGCACCTACGGTTGTTGTACCTGTCTCGGAGAGTGAAGAGCTCCCCGTTCCGGTGCAACGTCCTGCTCCTGCTATGGTCCCAGCCACTTCAGGCGGAGTACCGAGCGAGGAGTTCTCTCTCTCTCCGGCTGAATCTGAATCTATTGAAGAGGGCGGCTTCTCTGTTGAAGCCACCCCGTCTACTCAACCTGAAGCCGAAGGCTTCACATTTTCGGAGTAATCCATGAATCAGAAGACGATCATGTACGCTGCGTACACGTTCATTGCATTTGCCCTCCTTTCGAAGTTCTCGGGCGGTGCCGTGACTGCGATGGCCAAGAAGGCCCCGGCTCCCAAGGCTGCCCCCGCGGCCGCCCAGCCGAAGAAGAAGAAGTCCAACTTCTTCTCCAAGGCGCTCGGTTTCGGTCGGAAGTTGATCGGTTTCGATGCTGACGGCAATCCCGTCTACGAAGCCGCCTCGGCCGATGAGATGTCGGTGATCTGATGGCAGCCACCTCCCACAATCATGCGGGAGGTGTGCCCGACAACGAGTCCGCCAACGACACTCTCACTTCCTTCATCCGGAGATCACTGAGTAACTCAGTGATCTCCGGATTGGTCGTTGAGAACGGAAAGGTCATCTTTTCCGACGTCGGGACGCTCGCTCCCACTTCTGCTGCATCATTGGCATGGTGGATGAGGGACAACTCGGGTCACCAGTCCGCGGTGTACCTCGCTACGCGAGGTATCCCCTATACCGGCTTCACATCTCAGGGGAGTACTAACGTCCTGCGCAGCCCTAAGCTGACTCGGAACGTGTACATCAACCCCATGCCTAGTGCTTATGCCACAGTGGACACATCGTTCGCGGCGGACTATGTGTCATCCCCGTCGACGTCTGCCTATGGCACAACCGTCACGTGGAGGTGGCCGCTCGACTCGCGGCTTAGTCAAGGCCTGGCCTCTGGGCCCGCACCTTTCTACACTGGCCCCGCTTCGTGCTACTTTGATCAGGATCAGGTTACGTCCGCTACCCCCGGCGCCGCCGCGTCTACCGCTGTGACGCCGCCCCTGCCCGTCGCCGCGATCCAGATCTCTTTCTCCCCGAGCGGATGGTCGGTGGCTTCGACTACTACGAATGCCGTTCCATACCAGCCCTCTACCTTCTCCGCGGGCGCGGGCGCCCCTGCCGTGGTGTCGTCTGCGGTGTCCTCGTCCTACGAGACGGTTCCTACAGGCGCTTTCCATATCGCGATTGGCTGGGTGGATTACGGCGGCTCATATCAGCACGCCACTATCCAGGTCGAGCCCTTCTCGGATAACGTTTCTAACCGGACGACGCTGACCATGCTCTTCGCTAGCAAGGCTGTGACGTGGACTCAGTCCACCCGCAGCACCTACGACAAGTATGGTGATAGAGACTTCGTGCCGGCGGGTCTCCGCTACGATGGCATCGTGAGCGGCGCGACCCTCGTGCACTTGGACGGTCCTGATCTCGGTCTGAACACCTGCAGCTACACCGGCTCGTCTAGCTCGTCTGCTGCACAACCAGGCTGTAGTTGGGTCTCCGTTCGCATCTACTACGAGGCTCCGGTGGCCGGAACTGCTACCCGCCTTCTTAACCCCGTGTCTTGCCGAGTCTCACTCCGTACGGTCGATGAACTCGCTCGTATTGGTGAGAACCTAGGCCTGTTGTCCACTCCTTCTATGCTCGCGGCACCTGGTAGAGGTGCATCAGCGGGGGGTAAAGCTCCTCCGACGCAGGCGAGGGGCGCCGAACCTACAGGTGTTGGCTCCGTTGGCGGTTCGGGTGGTATCACCCAGACCGGTGGCGGTTCCGGTGGCTCGGGTACTGGGGGTGGCGGTGTCGTCATTGGCAGCGGCGGGGGTGGAATGGGTCTACTATCGGACCCTGAGCTACCCACGACCACCCAATCTGCCAAGACTAAGGTGGGGAGAGTCGTCTTTGGCGGCGGAAAGGGAGGTCTAGATGGCTTCGACACGATTGACTAAAGCAAGGCTCGTTCTTTCTGGCGCCATGCTGTCACTCTGCGGATGCGCTACCACCCCTGCTCTCACCTCTGTGCATCCGGCGCCTGCCGTCTCCTCTGTCGAGGCACTTGCTGCGACGGACCTCTCTTGGTTGAGCTGGGGCGTCTTGGTTTGCGCCGGGGCCGCCCTCCTCGCGTATCTGCTTCGTGCCCATCTTCCTTTCAATGGTACGACGTCACGTGTGCTGCTTGCAGCCGCGCTCACGTTCGCCATTATCAGGTACGTCCTGGTGGTGGTGACGCCCTTCCTCTACACCGCACTCGTGGTGGCCGGATTGTGCACCGCTACCTACTACGCATTGACTCGAGGGCCCCAGCTTTATGCGAGCCTGCGCCACGCTTTACATAAGTGGCATGCCGGTCCGGGTGAGTGAGGACCCCTCACTCGCTAAGGACGGCATCTTCGGCGTGACGTACTACGACGGTCCAGATATCTCTCTTCGATCGTGTACCCCGTCCACCCCGCGCGTGAACCGCGCTCTTATCCATGAGATGCTGCATGTCGTAGATGACATGGGGAGACTAGCTCTTACCCATGATCAGATCCGCGTCATCGCGGCAGCTTTGGACTCAACGTTTCGGGATCCCCGGAATCGCTCGTTTCTATCATCACACTTCCAATGGAGAACATGACCATGGCCTACTGCTTTACCGGAGGCGCGCCGCAAGACGGCGGCTCCGCCACTTCTACGATTCGCAAGCTCATCAACACCGTCTCCGCCAAGGGCACCACCATGCCCTCGGTTGCCGCACGCAATGCGACCATTCGTGCTGCCGACTACGCCACGACGGGCACGCGCCCGTATGACGTCGTCGCTGCGATCGCTGCTAGCTACCCTGTTGCGTCGCCGTACACGGGCGCTGCAGCGAGCGTCACTGGCACCGGCGCTCCTATCACCACTACGCTGTCGGCAAAGGCTTCTACCAGCGGCATCAGCCAGCAGCCCGTTTATGGTCTCTACATCCGTATCGTCTCCAGCAACCAGATCTCGCTGTGAAGCGTTGGCTTCGCAGTCAACTGGTCGACGGCTGACGGACAGACCATGAACAACAACATCCTTCTGGACCCCGCCCAGCCGCTCGCCAATGGTAACGTCCAGGCGGAGGCTTGGGTGTTCCCGGCCTACCAGATCCTTGGCCGCTACGTCTACACGCCGGCGAACCTGGGCAACGAGGTCCTCGCTGGTGCCGTTTCTGTTAAGGCCGCACAGACCGTGCAGGTCGTGCAGGGTTACGGCTCTAGCAACTACCTCCCTACGAACGCTACCATGTTCATCACCGCACTGACGCGTGGTCAGCGCGAGATCGATGACGTGTTCTCGAGCTACGCCGCTACGGCGCAGCGTACCTCAACCCTCCTCCGGAGCATCTGATGGACCCCCGACGGCCTCTCGCGAATGCTGCTGTCCTCGAGGAGTTTGTGGACATTTTCTACTCGGATCTGGATAAGCGGCCGGCCTTGGTGGCCTGGCTTAAGCAGAACGCTTCTCCTTCTAGGTTGCGTGAACTCGAGCGCGCTATTAACGAAGACAAGGCGGAAAAGAAGCCGACCTTCGGTAGCGCAGTCGACTCCCGCGTTCGTATTTTGGAGAAGATGTGAAACCAGACATGATGTCAATGATGATGCAGATGATGCCTTTGATGCAGATGATGTCCGCATCAAAGGTGTCGTTGAAAGACATCCTCACCGGCTCGGGCTCTGGAGCCCAGATCCGTTCTCAACTGTTGATGACGCTCCCTGGTAACATGGAGACTAAGCAACACATTCTAACTGTTCTTCAAAAGGCGGAGGCCGTTGCGAAAACGCGCCGGACCGACCTTCTAGACGTTCTACTGGGCACCTCCGCAGATCCAACTCTGATGGATGAGCTCAAGAAAGGCATTAGAAAGCTATGAAGACCGAAGTGATCTTTGGCATCCTCATCGGGTACGTGCTCTGGCGCTGGTTCTCCGGCCAGGCGATCCTCCCCTCCTTCGCCGCGCGCGATGAGGAGATGGACTACGACTCGCTTGAGTACGACGACGCACCCATCTACGCCCTCAACTGATGTCCCTGGAACCAATCGACACGTTCCGCATGGCGTCGCGCCCCACCGGCTCGCAGCTTCGGCTGCAGCCGGTGGGCTCCTTCGCTTCTTACGCATGGATCACTCCTTTTGTGACGGGTGCCCGTGTTGTCGTTCCTTCCCGTTCGTACGTCGGGAAATCTGATCTGATGAACCTGCGCAAGGGCCTTACGCCCGATGTGTTTGAATCTGCCCTGATGGATCTCGTGAACGACGTCGATGACGCCATTCGCGTGTCGGATAAGGAGCAGAAGCCGTCGGGGGGAGACGATACCCTTGACGAGGCCCTCAACGCACTGCGCGCACATCTTCGCGTGGGGCCTTCAGCGTTCCGCGAGGTCTCCGCTGCCGAGTTGGCAGCTCCCGGAGAGGCAACCGGCCTCTTCGGTACTGAGAACTCGACCTCCCGTCGCACGAGGGAGATGACACCCTTCTTCGCGAACCGGATTTCTCCGGCGGGCTTTGCATCCGACGGGGTGTACTCTATGAGCGAGCTTAACAAAGCTATCAAACCTCTGGATCGACGTGTTGTGTCAGTCGCTTCTGACGTTGAGACCCACTTCTGGTATCAGGAGGGGCTCCTGACTGCTGACGCTACTGATCCTTTCCTCGTCAGCGACAGCCTGCGGAGGCTGGTGTGCTGTGGTGAGGGCCAGGGCGATTACAACGACGGTCGCGGCTTCCTTGGCCTGCTCTCCTCTATCGCATTGTGGGATATGTTCACTAACCTTCACCGTATGGCGAAGCGTGACTTTTCTGATCCTACCATGCTCGGCTTCCTCGCAGAGAACGATCTCAAGCGAGGGACTATCCCGAAGTTCGCAGAGCGGCTATATATGTTTGCCCATCTGGCGGGCTTCTGTTACTCCCCGATCTTGGCATACTGGCGCATCCTGGACACGCTGTTTGACATTCCCGAGTACGTATCTGGGATCCGTCGAACGCAGAATCCGGCCGACTTCGATCAGTTCCGTGCCCATGCTACCGCACTCCGCAACCTGCCGCTGCCCGCCCCTCTTGCGAACATTGTGGCGCACGTCACACCACGCAACGGGACGTACCTTCTCACCCCGCTTCACGCTACAGCGACGGACGCGTTGTTCGGTTCGTCTCGTGTCATCGAGAACGCGCGTACATACGCGATCGCTGGCGCTACGACGTTCCCCAGCATTAAGTCGCCTAAGATCTTTGAGGAATACGCAGGTTCCTCCAGTTCGCTGAAGGCCTTCTACCAACTCACCGCGGCTCTGCATGACGTGCTGATCCCCTCAAACCAGGGATCCATGGATACGGGCTATCTGTACTCCAAGTCGGCTACGCTATTCGGCTTCACGTCCACCCCGTCGCCCGTTGGAAACCCGCCTACTAAGGTGGTTGCCGATGGAATCGCGTTCGAGGGCGATGTGTCGACCTTCGCGGATGCGCTCCTTAGTGACCCAGTCCCCGCGGTGATCGCCTCGGGCCCGATTGCCCTGGTCACAACTCGAAAGGGCTACACCGAGGTGCCCTCTAACGTGTCGATCTTGCTTAGTGAGTCATACCGTATGGCGATTCCCCGCCGTATCGATGACGCCACTGTCACACGTACGCCCGCTAGGACGGGCGCTGACATCCTTGACTTCCGAGGCATGTCCACTGTGCCCCACGCACTCACTGAGGTCACTTGGAACCCTCGTTTCGACGCGGTCGTGCGACCATCCTATGAGTTCCCCAATACGCGTGCCTCCTGGTGCGTCGAGACGGGGCTTGATGAGGAAGACCTCTTTGTGTGGTTCAATACCCTCAAGAACATTGGCGATCCGCTCATTGATCACGTTCTCTCTACGTTCTGGGACGACGACGATCTTCTTGAGGGCGTCGTGGTGTCACGAGGCGTCGAGGCGAAGGAGCTGAATCTCTGCATTCGGTTCGCTACCCTCGGCGGCGTGAAGGTTCTGATGAATAAGGAAACCGAAGCGCCCTTCTACCCATCGCACCTAATTCAGCTTGCGGGCGACCGCATCGTGTCTGTTACGGATCTGGGTGCGCGCATCTATGCTCGCACCTCTTCTCCGGAACGGCCGAAGAAGCTGTTCTCGTCTCTCCGATGATTCGCGAGAGTGCCGTCGGGGCACGGGGGGGGGCTTCGGCCCCCCCTTCAGCCCCAGCATCCACTATCCCTGGCCTTATCAGGTACGGCGTACCCGACCTGGCTATCACGGACGGCGACGCCGTGCCTGTCCCTTTCTATGGTGAGCGTATTTCCAGAACCGATTGCTCGGCCGCGTTCAGGTCAGCCGCGTTCAAATATGTGGAAGTGGGGCGCGATATCGAGGATAGATCGGGGGCTCATCCACGAGAATGGTTAATGACCCCTGACTTATATCGCGCCTTCTCTGACAGAGCACGCACCCTCCTCAAGGGGGGACTGTCCTCCCAGGGGCTGAACGGCGCCTTCTCTGCGGACCAACTGAGCAAGTGGATGCCAGAGAATGGCGGTGCTTTTGGGTGGTACGTGCCACCTCTACTCAACTACGAGGCTCGGACTGAGCCGCGTTTCGACACGAGGATCACGGCATGGATCAGGCGTAAGATGTACACTGGCTGGCCTGACTTTCCATCCTTCATGCAGACTACACCACTTCGCGTTCCGACGGATAGTTCGCATGGTGCTCCTACCTTTGCATCAGGCATACCCGATTTGTTAGCGCACTTGGGACTTGCTTCCGAGATGTTGGAAGCGCACACCCCGGCTCGTGCCCACAGGCTGGCTAAGGAGGCTAACTCCCTTGCGAATGCCAGATTCCTGGGCGATAGAGCTGCCGTGATGACCCACTCACGCACGGGG